GGTTCTGGAGCACCACAAAGTCCAACTGACCCAGATGCTGATGATGACTCTGGAATGAATGCCCCCGGTTCTGCTACATCGTATGATCCTGATACTAGTGGTGATGGTGATGGTGGTATGGATGATGATAGTGGTGGCGGCATGGAGGGCTACGGAGGTGTAGGCGGTGATGATTGGTAATAATACTAAGTTTATTAAACAAATAGAAAGTAGAATACAATGGCAATAGAACCACAACAAATGCAAGAGGGTTTCGCAGCACCTGCACCAATGGAGAGTGCAGACGCAGACGTAGGTATGATAAATCAAGAAGAAGCTATGCCGCCACAAGAGGGTGGAGAGATGTCTGTAGCAGATGATATACCACAGACTGCAGACGAGGGTGATTACATTCTACCCTACGAGACTGTTCTATTGCACGGCCTCAATCAACTAAACCGTTACGCTAAAGAAGCCATTGATCTAGCTATGGAGAATAAGGTTGATCTTTCAGGAACACAAATAGATCCTACAGATGATGTGCCTATTAGAATCAGCAACTATGAGTATCGTATACCTAAAGGACTAGTGCCTTTCTTTGGTGGTGGTAAGAAATATCTAGATAAGTTACAAAAAGAAGGTCTAGAGTTACGCACACGACTAGAAGAAGAAGGTCAAGAGCCTGTAACTGCTCAACAAGAAGCAGAAGCTCCTATTGCTGATCCAACAATGCAAGAAGGTTTTGCACAAGAAGCACCTGCTGCTATGCCACAAGAAGCTATGCCACAAGAAGCTATGCCACAAGAAGCTATGCCGCCACAAGGCGCTCCTGCAATGCCTATGATGGAAAAAGGTGGTTTTGTACAAGGGTATGCTGAAGGAAATTCTGTAGAAAAAGAAGATAAATATTTAAATCATGATCATCCTGAAGTTACTAAAGATGAGTATAAAAGATTTAGAACAATATTCGGAAGAAGATTAGAGCCAGATGGTCGCCCTATTAGCCTCAGTGATGTAGATATGCACAATGCTTACGTTCAAATGAAAAGTAATAAGAATTTTTCTGATGTAGAAATATTTGAAATGACTAACGCTAAAGTACATGAAAAAGGACAACGAGAGCAAAAACAAGAGTCAGGTGGTTTTGTAATCTCTAAGGACAAAGACGCAGAAATACTAGAACAAGATACCTCTGATGCTACAAACGAACAGAGGCGTACTATGGCACAACAACCTGCTATGGTAACACCTAACGGTCAAACAGTTAAACAGGGTTTCTCTGCACCTTCAGGATACGCAAACGGTGGACAAATACATCAAGGATTAGGCTTTGAACCTAAAGACATAACTCCAAAGAACGTATCTCAGATGAGACAAAATGCTCAAGACGCTCTTAACGTGTTATCGGGTTACGAAAAGTCCTTTCTGACCAAACAACGTACAGATGAGAAGCTAGTATGATTTCTGATGTGTTTATAGAGTATCTCAAGAAAGTTGAGAATGGCGGTAAGACAGGCTGGAACAATGATGATGAACTTTGGTACTCTCATGTTTCTCCTGAAGGTGGTAATGACACAATAGGCTACGGACATAAGCTACTAAACTCTGAACTAGAGCAAGCCGCTAAAGGTTTAACAGATATAGAGATTGATGATCTACTAGTAGAAGATATACATATTGCTAGTGACTCAGCCTCTACTGTACTATCACAACACTTCAATGCATCCTTTGATGATCTCTGTGTAAACAGTCAAGAAATGCTAATAGACTTTGCGTACAATCTAGGTGGTAACGGTTTACGTAAGTTTCCTAAGTTTGTTAACGCAGTAATAGATGACAACACAGAAGTCATGTCACAAGAATATAAAAGATATTACACATCAGGTAACGGTGTGAAAAAAGAATTAGAGCAACGTAATAAGGAATTCCAAACGTTGTTTCTAGCGTAGACGGCTACCTGTGTAATCTTTACATGGCCCCGTCATTAATAAACCTACCGAGGCAACCTGTACACAACAACGTACAGCCCCATTAGAAGGAGAGGTAAACTATGGTTGATAACAATTTAAATGAGGAAGAACAAACTCAAGAAGAACTAGAGCCTACCCCGTATCAGAATTCATACAGGCGTAATCTAGAAGAACCAACTTTTAACGAAGAAGAAGAGCAAGAATTTGATGACCCCTTAGAGGCTACTCGTCAACAGTTAGCTCAACATGAAGGTTTGGCTTCTAGTAAAAAGAATGGAGAACAAACTCACGACTTTAAAAAGCGTTATGATGATTTAAAACGTCACTATGACACTAAGTTAAACGAATGGAAACAAGAAAAAGAACTTATTAATGCTAAGATATCCGTAGAGGCAAAAAAACAATCTATTAGAGAGTTGCCCAAGACTGAAGAAGAGTTGCATGAGTTCAAAGAAAAGTATCCTGATGTTTACGATGTCGTTGAAACAATCTCTACTCTTCAAGCTAATGAACGTGTTAAAGAAATAGAAGAAAAACTTTCGGACTTGCGACTTAAAGAACAAGAAGCAGTAGTACAAACTGCCGGAAAGCAACTCCTTAATATTCATCCTGACTTTGACGTTCTAAAAGAAAGTGACGTATTTCTTTCTTGGCTTGATGAACAACCGTCTAATATGGCTGATGGCATCTATAAAAATAATACAGATGTTAAATGGGCCGCTAGAGTTATTGATTTGTTTAAGGCTGATAATAACATTAAAACGCCTAAATCTCACAATAAATTCAAGTCACCAAAACGATCACAATCTAGTCCTTCAAATTCTGCAGCGCAAGCTGTTACAAGAACAAACACAAAACGTTCTTTAGATGACTTTCAGAATGACAAAAAGATTTGGTCAGTACAGGAAATATCCAAGCTTAAATCTCATGAGTATGAAAAAGTCGAAAAAGAAATCGACAGAGCTTTAAAAGAGGGTCGAGTTATGGATTCTGTAGACTAACAAAGAAATAGTTTATGATATAAAAGGAGTTTATCATGGCATTTACTACAGCCGCAGGGTACGGAAATTTACCAACAGGTAATTTTGTACCCGTTATTTACTCCCAGAAAGTTCTCAAATTCTTTCGTCGTGCATCGGTAGCGGAAGCTATCACTAATACCGACTACGCTGGAGAAATTGAAAACTTTGGGGATACCGTTAACATCATCAAAGAACCTACCATTTCGGTCAACGCTTATCAGCGTGGCAGTACCGTTAATACTGAAGCATTGGCAGATGACCAAATTCAGTTGGTAGTAGATCAAGGCAACTACTTTGCCTTTAAGGTCGATGATATCGAAGAACGTCATAGCCACTTAAACTTTGAGGCTCTTGCTACCTCTTCAGGTGCATACCAATTAAAGAAAGCCTATGACTACAACGTTCTAAAAGCTATCTTTGATGGCTCTGCTGATTCAACAGGTTCACTAGGTACTCAGGGAACTTCTGCCAATACTGGTGATGAAGTTGCTGATCTAGTGGCTCAAGCTGCCGCTGAATTAGATAAGAACGATGTACCAGAAGAAAACCGTTATTTAGTTGCTGCTCCACAGTTCTATCAAGTTCTGCGTAGTGCTGCCTCTAAAATTATGGACATGTCCATTACAGGTGGATCACAATCTCCACTTCTAAACGGTAAAGTAACTGAACAGAAGCTACATGGTTTTAGCATGTATCAATCCAATGCTATTGGTGTAGGAACTACTGGTTCTGCTGCAACAAGTGTTTTTGGTAGTTCTGGTACTTCTGGACAAACGCTTATAATCTACGGTCATATGTCTGCTGCTGTTACAGCATCACATATTGCTAAGACAGAAGTTATTCGTGATCCTAATAGTTTTGCTGACATTGTACGTGGTCTACACGTATTTGGACGTAAAGTTATTCGTGGTTCGGGTGATGGATACAAAGGTGTATTTAACGGTCTTATGGACCTAGATAGTTAAAGGAGGAACTGAATAATGACTACTTATAATCGTACTACAACAGGTGGTGGCACTATTGGACATCCTTCCAATGCTGCTGTTCCGTATGTTATGACTTCTCCTGTGTGGGATACCGTTGATGGTGGTGGTGTTGGAGGTGACATCATTCAATTGATTGACGTTCCTGCAGATACCATGATTGTTTCGGGCTGTCTAGAAGTTCTAGAAGTTCGTGGTAATGGTCAAGTCACAATGGATATTGGCTTTACTGGTGGAGATATTGACTGTTTTCTTGACGGTTCTCCATTAGCCGCTGGTTTTTCTCCGTTTTTAGAAGCTGCTATAGGTGTATCGGGCGCTAATGCTCGTATTCTTACTGCTGCAGATACTATTGATGCTCTCGTTCTTGACGGTGGCTCAACAGGAGAAACGGCTCTACGTTTTCGTATACATGTTGTGTTAGTGGATATTTCTACTAATCCTGTTGAATCAGCAACTGTATCTACGGGTACGTAACATTACAACAGTTTTGTAGGGTTCTGTGTAAAAACCCTACACTTTCTTTGATATGATTTGATATTGTAATGAAAAAAAGGAAATACAATCATGCGTTTTTTTAAGATACTGAATGAAGATGATATTAAGATATGTTCTAAAAGTATTAAACAACATAACTTTAAAGACGGCAAACAAACACAACCAGAAGAAGGAATGAAACGTAATACAGAAGCTACTAACATTCCTGATGACGTTAGAAAGATAGTTACTAACAGACTATACGACACCTACTACATGGATAGTGTTTATTGTCCTACCAGAGTGTCCGTTAACTTCTACAATCAATACAAGAAAGATGATTACTACGACCTACACATAGATGAATTTAAAGCACAACCTAAGTCTAACAATGTTTTCTTTGATTATGGTTTTAGTATAAATCTAGAAGAAGACTATGAGGGTGGAGAGTTTATATTACAGACTCCTGTAGGTCGAATAGCTAAAAAGTTAAAAGCAGGAGAGATGGCTATCTTTCCTATTATTTACCCTCACGGTGTAGATAAGATTACTGAAGGAGTACGAAAGAATATAGTAGGATGGATTTCTTC